CTATTCTCTATTAAGAAATAAAGCAGCGACATCGCTTTAATTTTTACTGCTCCAGGAAAAGACTCTTGAGGTAGAAAAAGACCATCATGATTAGGTAACCTTTTAAGTATTCTAGTCATTGAATCTGGAAATAATAACTTTACAGTTTTAATCCCTGCATCTTTTAGCAGAGGAATAAAGCGACTAAACTGCAGCATGTCCCCCCATCCTGCTTCAGACCAAACAATAGCATTCTTTCCTTTGCAGTTCATCCCAGGAATCCAGACAGGTGTTTTAACAAAATCAGTCTTGACTCCTTGAGGATACCTAAGATCAGGTAACGAACGTAACTCATGCAGATAAAAACCATACTCCCAGTCACCTTGCTTTATCAAATCCATACCATAATGATAAGCAGGATTAGCAGTTGTTTGATCTCGTATCGCATAGAAGTTAATTTGTTTATCTTTAGGTATCATTCAGTTTCTTCCCAATCTACTTCTTTTAGAAGTCGGTTATAATTGTTCTCTATCGTATCGCTAAAAGTTTCTACTAAATCTTCTGAAGCTATGTCGAGTAGTTCCAGAAGCATTACTTCGTCTAAACTCTTCAACCGTTCTTTTAACTCTGGCAGCGTAAGAGTACGGTTCATTTACTTTTTCTTAGCAGCACGTTTAGTAGCGTTAGCTTTAGCTGCCTTGGCTGGTTGAGTAGCACAAGCTGTTATAAAGTCTATAGCTTTCTGAGCACCGTCTTGAAAAGCTTTTAACTGTTCTACACTTTCTTTGTAATTCCAGTCACAGCACCACCAGCTCACTGCGTTCTTTGTATCTGATTGAACAGTTAAGTTAATTTGCCAGTCTTCTTTATCTGTAAAGCTACCATCGACTGTTACAAATGCATTGTCCTTTGGAAAAAACTTATTAAAATTTACTGTCTTCATTGGTTTCTGCTCCTCTAAAAATTTATGTGATTCGTTAAGAATTTTTACTAATGATGTAGTCAAGGTAGTGTTTCGCTTTCTGTAAGTCCTGCAGTCCGTCTTTATGTTTCCAACGTAGTATATATTTTACCACATTTCCCTCCCAGAAGTCAAGCTCCCAAGCTTCTATAATATCCCAAGGCTGTATACCATCTCCTTTGTGATAGTGTTGACCTCCTACCTGTGTATCCCTAGGAGTTAACTCAGGCTCTTCCACTTGAAGTCTACGAAAGTATTCTTCTAATGTTATTTCACCTGGACAATTATCTGAATAGCCGTAAGGCTTAGGCATTGCTATTGGATTCATAAATACCTCTTCTTTAAAAAGTCTAAGGAAACAAACATCTCATCGAAGCAACCATCATGAACTTCGTGTAAGACCACAATACCTCTCCAATAGTGGTTGCCTTGAGCACCCATGTAATCTTCGTCGTGTTCATAACAACTCCCTGCAATTATAGCTGTAAGCGTTTTGCCATCTGCTCGAATAGCATAAGCAACTTGTCTACCTTGTTGATGACCCACAACACACGACTGGTGTTTCTTGGAGATAATCGCTGCTGCTGATCCAACAGGGCGATTAAGAGCACCTGCAGTAACATAATGGGAATATAGAACACCATCAATAATAACTGGCTGCTCAAAAGGAATAACTTCCCAACCTGCCTCAGCATACTTCAAGTCTCCAATAGATATAGTACCATCTAACATCGAATCGTTTTCAACTGCACGATTAATACGATGCTCATGATTTCCTAATGTTAATACCATTCGTGGTTTATACACCTTATCTTTATTCCTCCGCTGTCTTGCTTGCAAGTCATGCAGTGGTTTTAATAAGATGTCCATTGCTTCGTGTGTTGCTAATACATCATTCTTGTATCGTCTACCCTCGAAGGACTTCTTTCCCTTATCGTAGCTTGATAGTGAAGGCATGTCCGCAAAGTCCCCAATATTAACAATAACATCAGGACGTTTCTTAACAATGTAGTTTCCAATCGCTTTTAAATAACTATAATCATGACCAGGCTTAACCTGGCAGTCTGGTATTATCAAGTGGGTCGTCATTGTATCCTTCTATTTTAATGTCATAGCCATAGATGTTTGATAAAAAGCTTAGGAACTCTCGCACTACATAATCCCAAGACTGCGATGCTGGGATCTGGAACTCATGCCGAAGTTCTTTATTAAATGGAAAGCCATACTTAGCATCCACTTCTCCACCTTCTATAAACTCAAAGACATAACGATTAATTCTGTTTAGATCTTGTTCCATTTATTCTCCTAATAATACGTAGCAGTCGGTACAACAAAAATGTTTTGTAACTAACTACCACGTTTAACTAAATCAAAAAAGTATTCAGCATCCACAAGTACAAGTGGTTTACTATTGTTCTGCTTCAAGACTACGAGTGGCTCGACTAGTCCATGCGTCTGAGCTTGTTCATAATCCTTGAAGACTGCAATAGCTTTACGATTCTTGCACTCAACCTGAAAAGGAAAAACACTACGAGCAGCCGAGCTAAGCTGAACATCCTCTCCACCCGCCCCCATGCTTGTGCTTCTGACATCATCAGTGCTCAGCGTAGGGAATCGTTGGAGTATCTGGTCTCTCACCCACTGCTGTAGCTTTCTTCCTTTTGCTTTTGCTGACTGTGGTTTCAAACTTAATTACCTTTCGTTTCTTTATCCATGCCTTAGGTATGTGTATCCTAGCGTTACTATTATCTTTAGACACTGTGGACGCAATACATAAAGCATCTTTTGTTTCACTAATCAAGAACCCTACAGTATGGCAAAGATCTATTTCTGCTTTGACTTCGTCTTCCCATCCTGCGTCGGCAACTGCGTCGACCCACTGGACGTAGATAACTTTGGAGGTTTCCAGATTTCGTTTGACTGTCTTCTTATCCATAACAATTGTCCGTTCTCCAGCACCCTTGCTTCGTCGCCTTGGTAAGCCTCCAGGACAGCAGTATACATTTCGTTTTCGTCTTTGCATTCTTTAAGTATTCTCTCTGCTTTAACTTCTCCAATGCCTTTAAGCCCAATAACATTGTCGACCCTATCACCAGTTAAAATCTGTTTATAAAAATTCCTAATACCTTCTTCCTCAGTAATGTAGTAGCGAAGATCCTTAGTAAAATTAAAGTGATCTCCTCGTATCATATCTAAGTCTTTATCAATAGTACAAATACAATACTCACCAGGCTCAAGAGCATACGCTGCAATTCCTAGAGCGTCGTCAGCTTCTTGTCCTACGATCAGCTCAAAGTTCCATCCTTTAATCATGTACTCTCTGAGGAGTTCGTAGTGCTTAGGCTTTGCAGCTTTACGATTACCCTTATATGGAGCAGTCTTAGCTATCTCGTGCCTGAAGTTATCACCACCTGTTAAGTACCCTTTGTAATCTTCAAAGCCATTGAAGAGAATTAGGTTCTCTAAGAATTCACTACACCTAGAAATCGCTATTGACTCTGTTTCATCTTCTGAAGCAAAGCCAATGCGATATACTAGTATGTCCCCATCAATGAGGGCTGTTTGCATTAAAGAGCTTCTTCCTCGATATCAGCTAAGTTCATACCCTTAGGAGTGTACTCGATCAGTTCCTTAATTACAATCTTACTGATACCAACTCCTACACCTTTCTTACCACCAACATTATAGCTGTATGGTTTGATAAGTGCTACACCCTTAGAGCCGTTAGCAATCTTAACATTGATTGGTGAGCCCTTCTCATCCACTGCAAGGATAGGATATAACTTACTCTTAGCAGTGACAAAGAATCCTTGGTCTGGTTTACCAGCATCGTTCTTTACATTGATACCCATCTCCATCAAAGTCTTTACAGCATCCTTAGATAGGTTGCAAAGATCTACTTGAAACTTCTCAGAGATTTTGTTCTTCTCATTTAATGAAGCCCAGAAGAGGTCGGCTTTGATTGGTACTGGTTTTGCTTGTTCCATTTATTTCTCCTTAGTAAATAACTACATATATATTATAGCATACTTTTAATGCAAATGCAAATTAATACCTGCTTGTTCCTGTTCCATTTCAAGGATATGCAAGGAACGACGCAGCAATTCAATAGTATCTTCGTTAGACATACAAGTATAGACAGTCAAGTAATTATTGTCGTCTCCTAAGATAACTAATGGGTCTACATGTTCAGGCAACTCTGCTACTTTCATGGAGCAAAGTCTGCTTCTTTAACAGCTTCTAAGTATTCCTGTGCTTGATCTAGTTCTTTCTCTGCGTCACGCAGCAGTGTTCTAACAGTCGATACATGATTACCTTGTCTTAGAAGTTTAAGTACTACTTGTTTAATTTCTTCCATCAGTGTGTTTCCTTCCATGAATTACCTACCCTGTACGCACCAGTGAGAGGGCATCGCATTTCTAGTACACGACCTGCTTCTTCAATAGCTTGTACTCCTAGCTTACCTACCATATCTGCGTAGGCTTCTTCTACTTCAATCTGCCATTCGTCATGCACATTAGCAACAAACTTATAATCAACACCGAGCTTACTCAGTCGTTCATCTAGGATCACTAGTGCTTGCTTCATGACAATCGCACCCGCACCTTGGAGAAGTGTGTTGACTGCTGCGTGGTCAGACCTAACGTGTAGTCTACGTCCATCAAGACCTGGTAATGATCCCGACGACTTGCAGATTCTAGCCACGTCCTCCCTAAGTGTTCGTAATTTCGGGGTGTTTTCCAAAAAAGAATCAATAAGTCGTTGTCCTTCTTTCGCTCCAGCACCCACAACTTTCCCGATCTTGGCAGCCCCTGCACCATAGAGGAATGCATATATAAACGTCTTTGCTTGAGCACGTGTTTCGAGCCCAGCAGCTTTTTGGTTGGCAGTGTGGATATCACCTTGTGTGACCTCATAAATATACGCATCGTCTTTCATGTAGTGAGCAAGCATTCTCAGTTCTAATCCTGAGGCATCAATACCTACTAACTTATATCCTTTCTCTACGATCCAAAGATCCCTACAGTCTTCTCCGTAGGGGCTACCACAACTAGGTACTTGTGCCATGTTAGGACTGTGGTGCGTCATTCGTCCAGTGACTGCACCATTCGTTATAACCCTGCCATGTACCCTACCATCAGATTGTACTACATCTAACCAAGATTTAATCTGTGCTATTCTTTTTTGTAGTAACAAATATTCAGCAATAGCTTTAGCCTCAGGAAAATCTAAGCCTTCGAGCGTCCCTTCGTCGACGATTGCTTGACCGTTCTCTGTGAATTTCTCTGGCTTCCAGCCTTTCTCGATGAGCCTTTCACCGATTTGTTTTCTACTACCTGGGTTGAAGGGTTCGATGATTGGCTTGAGAGGCTTGCCTGTTTTCTCGGAGACTCGTAAGATTGTCTTGGTTGGAAAAATGTTTTGCAACTCAGTTTCAAGAACAGCCAACTTACTTTGCAGCGTTGTAAGAAAAGTGATAGCTTCCCTCTCGTTGAGTTTGAATCCGTTTTCTTCTTGCTTTGCAATGATCGCTTGTACATTGTGCTCAAGTTTAATACTCCTCTCTTCAAATTTCTTTGTGTTTAGTTCAGCAGTTAAATGTAAATACAACTTCTCAGTTACTAAAGTATCTTGGATACAATAAGATTCCATCTCAGCAGAATAACCTGAATCAAAATCTTTGAAGTCTCCCTTAGCAAAACCTAAGCGTTGACCCCATGCATCTAAGCTATGTCCTCCCTCTAGACTTGGACTTAGGAGGCGACTTAGTACGAGCGTGTCGCACATCTGGTTCTGCTTCATCGTAATGTTCCAGTTCCTTCTCAGTACTGGGGCATCGAAGCATATTCCGTTGTGCATTATAATCAAATCGCAACTGTCCAAATACTTTTGTAGTCCGCTTGCTTCCTTCCATACTTGTACATCTCCTCCTATTTCTCTAGTAACACACATCCATATCTTGTCATGCTTAAGATTTGTTTCTATGTCTAATATTACACGCATACATTATCTTACTCGATTTGCTAAATTTTTATCAATGAATATCAAGTTAGAACCACATCGAATAACAGAATGATAACCGACACTAAACATTAGAGTCCTGATATCTTCTTCACTATATGGTTGTATCTCAACGCAAATTACTTTAAACG